AACTAATTCATACGCATCGTCGAGAATTCGCATAGACGTGGAACTGCCTATCATTGCATCGATCTTTCGGTTAAAGAAACTTCTGACTCCAACTCGATTTAGCATTTCAACTAGATCATTTGGCTCCGGTACAAAGTACTTGTTAAATCCCATATTATTGTATTTTAGAGTAATCGTAAATTCCCTTAACTTCAGAGTTTAGAGCCTTGCCAACTGAATCCGCTGACATTACTGCATCATACACATAATGTGGCACATTAAGATATTCGTAAATTGCACCAGTCTTAAATTTGACTGTAAGTTTGTTAGAATTCTGATCGTATCCGATCGAATCAATTGTTGACGAGTTTACTGGATTCATGCTCATAGTAAACTCTTATACTTAAACCTCTATCTTTTGGTTTATGTTTGCCGCAAAATTTTTATTTTCAAAGGTGTCAGTTGGAGCAACCTCAATTCTTAAACCAGTATCGGTTAAAAACGTTTTAAAATCTGCGATTCGATGATTTACAAAGATCTGAGTATCTGTGTATTTTACTTTGAGATAGACGTGACCATTTGCGGTTAAGTAGGTCCCAATAATTTCAAAGGCTTGGCCTTTAGCATTAGCTAGTGTAAAGTCAGTTATTTGTTTTGCGTCTCTCATCTTTTGAGAAATAAAAGTACAACGTAAAGAACAGGATTGAAATGGAATAGAAGATGGCGTCGGTTACCCAATAGGAACCTGTCCATTTCATCACGAGCGCGAACAGCACATCGAAGCCAAGTGGATTGAAGAATGTTGCCAGTATTAACAAACTGGTCGTAACTATCTTCTTCTGTTTTTTCTTCAATTCGACTAGGCTCACCTTCCATATTTTTGCTATTTTTCATGAATCTTAAAGACTGCATGGAAATTCCTTTCACAGCTTATTTATTACCACTTTGGGGTTTCCCCGATTTGATCTAGTGCGCAGTGAAATCCTGCAAGTCTGGTTTTTGCTTCCAAGAAACAGCCGCATATTTTACAACGGGCTAATAGCGAATCGAAATGTTCGCATTCTCTGCACAGACTCATTCGGGTCTGTTGGACTTCTTTGGAGACAAAGACTTTTGAAATTAGGCTGGACTGTGTAGTCACTTGAGGTTGCGACTTTGCCCCGCATCCACAGCCGCCAGCTGGGCTATTTGTTTCTTCAGTACTCATGATATTATTTATCAACTTTTTATTAACTGAGACGAATCTGTAAATTCCAGATATGAATCAAGCAGAGTTGGCCAGTTTTTTAAATATTGTATCACAGCAAGGTCTTTGGATTTAGCCTCAACTTCAATATCAATATTATGATCGTAAGTTCGTATTTTTTCGTAAACGTGATCTGCGTGAGATCGCGCAATAACTGACGAATCTTCAAAGGTCTTTTTGCAACTTGAATAATGATAAAGAGGAGTACAATCCCAAGTTGAATATGCTAGACTAAATGCCTGCTCTTCAGTTAAATCACCAGTGTTAAATCGATGATGGTGATAATCAAATGTGATTGGTGTACCGATCTTTTTGTATACCATTAGATACAGATCGCGAACTGAATATTGGGCAGCTTTATCGTCATTTTCGACAACTAGCCGTTTTTGTGTAGACTCCGCTAACTTTGTAAAGTTTTCACAAAAACGTTGAGCTGCGGATTCTTTGTCACCATATGTACCGCCAAGATGGATATTTACTGGGAATCGATGATTGATTGGTAGACCCATTAAATCCATAATTTGAGCGTGTTGATTTAGATCTTTGATTGTCTTTTTGACAACTGCTGGATTTGGTGAACACAATACGTCAAATTGGCCTGGATGCATTGAAACTCGGATACCAGACTCTATTACGAAATTACCAATCTCAGTCAGCTTTGTGCTGATTTGAGAAAAGTTATACAGCTCAGTAATTTCATATTCGGACATCCATGGAAAAATATCGCTTGACATACGATATACCATGATTTCGTTGTCAACATTCCATTTAATAATAGTAAGTAAATCGCATAGATTAAGATATGCTAAATCTGCTGCATAATCCTTGCCCTTAGCCTCAAAGGTCTTTTTTATCATGCCACGGTTAGCTGATACTTTTTGATCAGCTAGCGATAAGTTAATGCAGCAATATCCTAATCTAGTTTTTGGATTCATTTAACTATTATACTACTTTGAATAATTATTAGTCGCGGCTCGAATTACTCGAACCACGTCAATTGCGTCGTCTACTGCATCGTGAGAGACTTCGCCACTAAGGCCAGCTCTCTCAATACACTTATTGAGATTAGGTAATGACTCGTCTTTCTGCCAATTCATAAACAAGATTGCTGGATCCATGATACGTTGTCGCATTTGAATGCGTGCTGGCCAATTTGGCAATTTGACCAGGAAGTGTTTATCGAATGATGCAAAGTTTTTGCCAGCAACATTGATCACAATTCCACCGGTCTCAGATTGCTCAAATCCATTATGACTGAGCCACATATTAAAAGAGGCAGCAACTGTCCCAACTGGTAGGATATTGTGAGACTTTCTATAGTCAAGTCTCTCGTCCTTTTTGAGACTCTCCATGTTACCCAATATTTTAAGTAAATTGGAATTTAACCACAATGCATATGGTGACCCAGTATATGCGGGATGCTCAACTATGCAGTTGAACTTAGGCAATTCCTCAAGAGGCAACAAGTTTTGAGTGTCTTCAATAACTGCACCGACTTGTAAAATCTGACAGGTTTCTGGGTCTAATCCAGTTGTTTCGATATCGATTGATACATATTTCATATTTTAATCCACTTATGTTCGCTATTTAATTTAAAGGATCCAATATACTCCTTATTCCATTCGTCTGGTGCAATTAGTGATAAGAAAGGCCGGCCGTCCTTACCGACATAGAGATGATACGTATCTCCAATTACTGGTTCATATGAGAATTTGGCTTGATAAACCAATTCATTCCACTCATATTCCTTAACCAGCTTGAGGTATTCTTCCCTAAGCTCATCAAACTTTGTTGCAAGTTGTCGATTTACTTTATTGACTCCACGTAGCTTCCAATCTTCAATATTGTCTGGCTTTATTGCAGGCGCCCCAACATTGCTAGCATACGGCAGTAGACCTGGATTATCTGCAATATTGTCCGGCTTTTTAGTCATTAGAATGGAAAGTCGTCGTCTAAGTCAAAACTAGTATCGGCTGGTTTGCTAGGTTTCTTTGGGCCATTATCAATATCTCCAAAGAAATCATCGTCATCGTCAAATCCTCCGCCCATATCGGCAGTCGGTTCAGACAACTGCGCACGGCCCTTAGCTACAATTCGCCAAGCCTCTAGCGTATTGAAATATTTTACAGTACCGGAATTGTCAACCCAATCTCGGCCCTTAACGTTAAACGACACGGTTACGGTATCGCCAATACCATAAGAGTCTATCATATCACATTTGTCTTGAACGAGCTGCAATACTACTTTTTGAGAATATTTTTCGTCAGTTTCAATAACAAATTCTCTTTTGCGAAAGCCTTTATTGAATGTTTGAGTTGACAATACGTCAATGATTGTGCCAGTTATTTCGTAATTCATAATTAAAAGTTAGGATCAGTTATTTTTATGTCAAAGTCAGTGAAACCTTCGAATAGCTCTCGGTCGGCTTGCAGCCTAGCCTCAACTGAATGCCCAGGCATAACACGAGCTGAGAGACGATCTCTGCGAATAGACTCATCTATATCAAAATACATAATGAAACTATTAGCTCTGTCTTCTGGTTTGAGATGGGCAATTCCGCTCGGTGTCATGATAAAGACGTCATCTCGATGGAATTGGAGGTTTGACGTACCATAAGACCAACCATTAAAATCAATTATCTCATAGAAGGCATTATTGTCCTTCATTAATTGACATTCGGTTTCAGTTATGAAGTAATAGTCTTTAGCGTCTATTTCTCCAGGTCTTGGCGGTCTAGTTGTATAGCTAACTGCGTATTTAAAGCCTCGACTTTCAAGTAATTTTCTCATATGGTCCTTGCCTGATGCACCAGGACCGGCTAATATTATTCGTTTATGCATATCTTCTTTTATCAATTTGACTCAATAAGTTCTAGTGTCGCCATGTAAAACTTTAAATACTGGAAATCTTAGTGAGTGATTGCCATGCTGATCTTGGGTTTCTTCAAAGTATTGAACAGTAATCGTTTTACCGAGCAGCTCAGCTGGATTATCTCTAAAGAATCGACGCTGTTCCAACGAAAAGCCTGAGCCGACTTGTACTCGATTGCCTCGATGTTCAACTATTGCATTCTTAAGCATTAATTCTTCAACCTCAGCTCCATCAATAATAACTCGCTGAATTGCTGTTTCAAGATCAATGACTGTATATTCAGCATCATGCATCTCTTTGATCTTTAGGATTTCATTTGAGCGCTTGCCGAGATACGTTGAGTCCTTTCGTAACATCAGGCCTTCCCAACCCTCCTGCCTAACAGTTACCATTGACTTAATAACATCGTCTTCGCTGGCAACCTTAAATTGATCTAGGTGAGAAACTCTAATTAGTCCCTTGCCAGTCAAAGTCCACAGCAATCTACCATTTCGAATTCCAAAAGTTTCAGTTGAAGTTCCATCTAGAAAATCTTCTAGTGAAAGCATATCAAATGCCAAGTACATTGGATTTTGGATAATGTGGTCCTTTCTACCGATTTGTTTAATGATGCCTTGAAAATCCTCTTTGCCATTATCGTCAACTAGACAGATCTCACCATCGATGACGGTATTTACTAAATTTAGCGTTTCAAGCTCGGCTGCTAAGACTCCCAGAGTTAAAAATTCATTGCCGGCTCTTGAATAGAATTTGACTTTGCCAGCCTCGTCAAAAATTGAAATACAACGAATTCCATCAAGTTTACGACTCATAAACCAAGTATCATTTTCGAAATCGACTTTCTTCTTTGTCTTTTCGTCGTATGGCATGGCTAAAGCAACGTCAAACGTTGGAATCGTATTGGGCAGGACAGCATTGATTAAAGTCGTTGTTGCCCTAGTTTTTAGGTTGCGGTCAATCACATCATAGATGATATCTGCGTGATTTTGATTTTTTGCAATAAAACCATTCACAGCGGCAATTGCATGATTGCCAGTGATCCGGCGTTCATTCAGACCATCTAATAATTGGAATAGAGTATCGTAACAATCAAATACTAGTTCCGGATGCTTTTTCAGATTGTCTGAAGTTACATAGTATTTTTTGAAAGGATGATATGTATACTTTAGGATTTGTCTAAAGTATTGAGAATCATACTTTTTGATGATTTCTTTCTTGTCGTTGGTCGATGAAGTAGCCTTCATTTCATCGATAAACTGCGCGATTAATTCAAAATTATCCATAGTTGAATATTATATCAGGTTAATATACAAAAAAAGAGGGCAGATAGTCTGCCCTCTTAAGAATAAAAATTCAATAATCTTTAGCCTTCCTGATCAGTTTGTGGCTCGTTTTGTGCATGCAGTGCCTGTTCAATTGCATTGATTTGCTGGTCAAGCTCTCTCATAACCGAGATAACTTGCTGCAGAGATACTGCAACTTTAAAGATCTTTTGTGCAGGCCCGATGCCTGAACCTTCGTAACGATTTACCAATACTGCGAGTGCCTCAACAGTTGCCGCGGTTAATTTAACGCTAGTTGCTTCTTTGCCCTTTGGCATATTCTGCAAAGCTGCATCTAGTCCAAGGTATGCATTAATTAGCATAAATGCATCGTTTGGACCTTTGAATGAGAACTTAGAATTGCAAGAATTCTTAAGCCATTTTAGGTCTTCTGCATCCAAATTAACATCAAAGAGGCCAGTTCTTAACTCAATGAGTTTATCTAGCTCAGCTTTTGGATCTTCGATCGGTTCTGATGCTTCGCCAGCAACAGTTTCATTTTGTACAGTTTGCTCGTCAAGAACTTGTGACTCTAGTGTATTGTCCATATTTTGAAATGATTTATAAGATTTTACTACGGATTGGCAAAAGGTTTAGCCTTTAACTCTATCTAAAATAATTAATTGAGAATATATCATCTTCTCATAGGCTTCGGAAATTTCCATAAAGCCGGCCCAATCGACTTCTTCGAGTTGCAATTGAGTCTTAGGTACCCGGTCGCCAGGCAATCCAATCTCAGCCGGATCTTCAATTCGACAGATTGCATAGAAGATGGTGCCGACTGGTTTTTTATCTTTGTGACTGTAAACAATTACTGAATGGATTGTTGGTTCAAGTTGATCTACTCTTAATTGAATTCCAGTTTCTTCAAACGTCTCACGTAGAGCTGCTTCCAACTCGGTTTCGCCCTCTTCAATTGATCCCTTGGGAATACCTAATGTTCGTTTTTGCCAGCTACCGCCAGTTGGATGAACTAATAGGATTTTGGTTCCCCAAATAATC